CTCCGGGCCGTATCGATCCGGGAATGGGGAGTATCATATCAGGGAGAATATCCGGAGAGCCGAGGACGCCGCTCTCCAAGTTTGGTTGTTGGGCGCGGTGGCTCTTTGTCCTCATAAAAATACGGCTTTCTTTGGAGGCGCTTACGCTCTCCCCGATTCCGTATGGCTCGCTGGAGACATCATTCTCCTATCGAAATGCGATGCAATCCTGATGATCGACGGATGGCAGGACTCGCAGGGCGCTCTCATCGAGTATGAATACGCTCGGGATAAACTCGGAATTCCAGTCTTTACCGATATCTCCGATCTCCGAGACTGGCTAATCGGAGACGAAAATGGATGAAAGACTCCGATCTAAAAGACCTATTGAGACAACTTGACATCCAGAAAAGGCATTTAATCGCTCAGTTGAGAGCCGTAGAGAGGATGATCGAGACGCTCGAGAGAGCCGGCCAGGATAAATCAGCCCTTGCGGAGGACGAGAAATCGTCTTATAATCTTCTAAGGTGAGATTTAATGTTAGGGAAAAACTTAATAATGCCACCGCATTTATGCGCTCGCCAGGATAGTCGACCTCGATTTCTACGTCGACGCTGGCGCTTTTTATATGAGAGGACGATAAATGACCAAGAAATCTCAGTTTGATTATAGAAAGTCAGATAAATATGAAAGTAAATCATTTCCGATGGCGATTAAATCCATCGATGAGGCCAAGGGAATCGTAGAGCATATTGTTGCAATTACCGGAAACATTGATGACGTCGATGACCGGATCGAGCGAGGAGCATTCGCAAAGACGATTCTCGAGAGAGCGGGTCGGATAAGAGTCCTGGATCATCATAACTATACGTCTGTCACGAATATCGTCGGGAAACCGCTGGAGTTGAGAGAGGTCGATCGATCTGAATTGCCTCCGGAGGTATTATCCAATGCTCCGGATGCGACTGGAGGTCTCCTGGCTCGGACAAAATATGCCATCGAAACCCAAAAGGGACGAGAGATATTCGAATTGGTGAAAGGTGGTTATGCTCCTGAGACGAGTATCGGATATGATCCGATTGTTTGGGAATATGAGACCATCGGAGAGGGCAAAAATCAGCGACCGATCCGGATACTCAAGGAAATTCGTTTGTGGGAATATTCGAATGTCACTTGGGGGGCAAATCCAGCGACCCATACGGTTTCAGCAAAGGCAAAAGGTGAGACCGAGAAAGACGAGAAACCATATGATGCATTTCGAGAGGATGGGAAATGGGTCGTTTACAAAGTGAATGAGAATGGAGATAAAATCGGAAAACCCCTCGGGACTCATGATTCCGAGGAGGATGCTCTCGCTCAAATACGGGCTCTCTATGCTCAAGAGGAATCAAGCGCTGACATCGATCCGGAAATCAAAGCCGGGAGAGTTTTGTCAGCGACAAATGCAAAGCGAATTCTTAGCGCGGTCGATGCGCTAATATCCGCTCTCCAATCCGCAGGGATTGAATATGGGAGCGATGACGACGAAAAGGATATTACTCCTCTACAGTACGAGACTGCCGGAGGGGATAATGTAGAGTCTGATACGGATGAGGCCGAGCCGACCGAGTCACTCACCTCGAGACGAACGAGACTCAAGAGGTTAGTAGAGTTGAATAAGTCTAATTTTGAATTGGAGGTTTTGAATCATGACTACAGAGATTAAGAATTTACTCGGTCAATCCAAGACTCTTTTTGAGCAAGCCGAGGAAATCCTGTCTAATCCGGAGTTGACTCCGGAGGATGAGGAAAAAGTCGAGAAAATGCTCGCTGATGCGAAAGGTTTTCAAGCAAAGGCCGCGAAACTCGATGAAATTATGAAAGCCAAGATGGATATCGTCGATAAGACCAGCAAGGTCGTCGAGCCGAAATCCAAAGATGGCGATGATGTCCCGGATACTAAAGACGTTAAGTCAAACGTCCAAGCCAAAACCGGGTTTAAGACCTGGGAGGATTTTGTTGTAGCGGCTTGGCTCGCAAATCATCGCAAGCCAAGCGTTGCAAAATTTGATCCTCGCTTGGTCGCATTCAACGATCCGGCAGAACAAGCGTCTCTCTCGAATATCGAGGGGAAAGCTGGAATGTCGGGTTTGACTGGAGCGACGGGAGGCTTTCTTATCCCGGCTGAATTTTACGCAAATTTGATGGGTGTAGTTGGGGAGTCGTCTATTGTCCGGTCTCGGGCGACTATCATTCGAATGCGTCGACGCCAGATTGGAATTCCAGTCTTGGATCAGACCGGGACAACCGCTGGACGTCCTCATTGGTTTGGTGGGATGCGTTTTTATTGGGAGGAGGAGTCAGCCGCGAAAACTGTGACTGAGGCCGAATTCCGCAAGGTTAATCTCGTCGCTCGGAAACTCATCGGTTATACCTATGCGTCGGATGAATTGATTGCTGATTCAGCGATTTCTCTCTCCGACTTCCTGAGCGGGCCTCTCGGTTTTGCCGGAGGCGTTTCCTGGATGGAAGATTACGCTTTCATTCAAGGAACTGGTGTTGGTCAGCCTTTGGGCGTAATCAATGCCGGGGCGACAATTTCTGTCGCAAGAGCCGCGACGAGTCCTCCAGTTGGGTATACTGATCTCGCAAATATGATGGAGAGTTTCCTTCCCTCAGGGCGCGGAGTTTGGTTTATCTCTCAGTCTTTGATGAGCGATCTGTTGACCATGAGCGGCCCGACTGGAAATGCAAGTTATCTGTGGGGATCAGCCGTTACCGGAGTCCCGAATGTACTCCTGGGATATCCCGTCGTCTGGACGGAGAAAACTCCGCTGGCGGGGACTGCTGGCGATATCATCCTGGCAGATTGGCGCTATTATCTCCTCGGGGATCGCCAAGCCTCGACGATTGAGTCTACCCAGTATGATCGCTGGCAGTACGATGAGACTTCTTGGAGAGTCGTCCATCGAGTCGATGGTCAGCCCTGGCTGTCTGCGCCATTGACCTATCAAGATGGAACGACACAAGTCAGCCCGTTCGTAATCCTGGGAGATAAAACGACCTAAAAGTCGGATTTGAAATCAGGTTTACTTGTAGAGTTTAGATTTTTGTTAGAAAGCGAGGTTTAAGATGTCTGTGAATGCATTATTTTCCGAAGAGGTCGCTCTCTTGGTCTGTGATTTGGTTGCAAATGCGTCGACTGTTCAGGATACGGGATATGTCGATTGTAGTAAATACAATCGATTGGCAATTGTTGTTCATCCTGTGAGTCTTGGAGGCGCTCTTGACGTAGACATAGAACAAGCGACTGATACGTCCGGGACAGGAGCAAAAACCTTTGATTCCGGAGGTAAAGATGTAACGGTTCTCCAGACCGATACGAAACCGTCGATCATCGAGATTAATGCCGATGAATTCGACGTCGCAGGAGGCTTTGATTGTTTGAACGTCGAGGTTACTCCTGGCGGTGCATCGTATTGGGCGACTGTCATTTATGGCAAGGATTCCCGTTACGAGCCAGTCCCGACGACCAATTGGGACGCAGTAACGAATTAAGTTTTTCGTCTATGTTAGAATTAAGCCGATGGCGATTGTCATCGGCTTTTTTCATTCGAGACGGAGGATATATGTGGATTCAACTTGTTACAAAGCGAGCCATTGACGTCCGAGGCAAAACTATTCATTATGAGCCGGGAGATTGGGTCGACGTAGGGAAACATCTCGCTCTAAAATTGATTGACGAGGGAGTCGCCAGGATTCCTGATGATGATCGGTACGTCGATGCTCTCCGGGTCGAAAATACGGCTATAATTTCAGACGATCCAAAGGCCGCAGAAAATCATTTTTCATCATTTGTTGATTCAGTCGAATTTATCGAGTGAATTCCAATGATTGCGAGGAGTTTTAATATATATTGGACTCCTGGTCTTAATATTAAGCCATCTCTGATTACAGCCGGAGTTGGACTCCTCAGGACTTGGGAGATTGCGATCCCAGTTTGGGATTATGACCATCTTGCTGTCCATCTCGGGACGGAAGAGGATCGCAATTATCTTAAGGGCGTTATAAGAGATTTGAGAGCCCTGGCATTCGATCATCGTCTTATATTTTTCAGGGATTGCAGAAACGTAGAGCGTCTCCTCAATATTTGGAGAGATGAATGCGACAAAATATCAGACAAACGGCTTTCTCTCCTATGTGCAGTTTATCGGGTTAAACCTTATATACTACACCTCCCGATGACTTGGACTCAGAATTATGATAAAGTCGATTAAGGGCGTTTACTATATTGGGATCGGAGAAAAAGCCGCTCTCGAAATGAATCGGTCGATTGAGACTCTAAAAGCCAGCAATCCGGGGATCGAATGGGCTTACAGATTACTCCGATCGTTCATGGAGTTGACGGAGAAACAGGAGAGCCGTCTTGCAAAGACAAAGCTTTATTACCTTTCCCCATATGAAAAAACGATTTACCTCGATGCCGATACTCGAGTCTACCATTCGCTCGATCCGATATTTGATATCCTCGACGATGGATGGGACATTGTTATTACTCCCTCCGAGAACCAGGGAGACGATCTCCTGTGGCATTTGAAACCTGACGAAAGACAGGAGACGGTCTTTGACGTCGGTTGTAATCCTCTCCAATTGCAAGCCGGAGTATTTGGTTTCAATCGATCCGGAAAAGTCAAAAGGTTTTTTGATCTTTGGCAATACGAGTGGTTGAGATATAAGGATGAGGATCAGGGCGCTTTTCTGCGGGCGTTATATAGAAATCCTCTCCGGGTTTGGCTGATGGGTCGACCATGGAATGGAGGAGCCGTAATCGCTCATAAATTCGGAAATTGTCGGAGGTCGTAATGAGTAATATACAAGCGAAAGAAATCGGGACGCTGGAGTTTCATCGGTTGGATAATGGATCGATCGAGCATCATTGGTACGGGCCTCCCGAGTCTCATATTTCTAATTTTTTCCTCCCGATAATGAGAGACCATCCGGAGGATTTCGGCATCATATGGGTCGACAAGGATAAGACGACTTTCTCGACGGGAGACTTTCTGGTAGAGGTGGGAGCAAAGTCCGAACTGGAGAATTACTCCTGGATTTACTATCGCGGCCATGCGAGCAGTCTCTCCCGGATCAAAGTTTCGGTTTTCACAAAAATTGCAGATTGGAGATATCGGATACTCGGAGCAATCAAAATATTAAGAGGTGAGATATGAGTAAAATGGTCAAATGCGATATTTGCGAGGAGGTTGTCTCTCTCGAGGAGGGACTTTGTACAAATTGCGGAGCGGATTTACCGGAATATTATCCGACCGGGATCAACTATTTGATGTCCTGGCTCAACGGATATCGACGTCCTGATTGGAAATTACTCAGCAAATCTCCCGATTCTGATTTTTTCGGATACGGGATCGACGCTCCAGAATATCCTCCCGATCCTCTCGAGGGTCAATACGATCTAATTTGTGATTCATCGAGTCATCAGGGAGGTATGAATTGGACGAGAGCGATCTCCGGAGGTCTTTCGGGAGGTGTCTTGAGAGCGACCTTATCGACTAAAGGGAAAGATACCAATTTCGATCGAGACTTCCGCAATCTCGTTTCGTCCGGAGCGAAACACAGAGGCGTTTATCACGTTTTCTTTCCAAGGATCGATGGACGGGAGCAAGCCGATCATTTTATCGACGTTATCTTGGGGCTCGATTATACACTTCCTCCAGCAATCGATGTTGAGAGGATCGATGGAGAAAGTAAACAATCGATTACCGGGACGCTCCAGGGATTAGTCAGTCGATTCAAAGACCGGATGGGTTTTTATCCAATGATTTATACAAGTCCTGGCTATTGGAATTACTATGTTTTGACTTGGTCTCGATGGGTCTTGTGTCCTCTT